ACGGAGCAGCAGCCGGTAAGAACAACAGAATCTTTAAGATAACTGGTGTCGCTTGAGGTTGGTGATTTAGGTGCCAAGAAACGTTAAACTCCAAGGAGTGATGGATGGGCGTCTTGTACGCGCTATGGACGACGGCGAGGACTTCGGTTTTATCCCTGTAATGCTCAGGGTTAATACTGCGGCAGGTGCAGATAATACTGTTGCTCTTACTATGGAAAGGGCTTTTACAGTAACAGACTGTCAAGCACAGAACATTGGTGGAGCAGGTGCTTCAAGTGATACACTTCAACTAAAGAATGGTTCAAGTGCAATTACTAACACTCTTGATATGTCCGGTGCAGACAACGTAATTGTCCGAGCCGGTACTATTGATGACGCTCAGATGGAAATTGCCGCAGGTGGTACTCTTAATGTCGTTGCTCTTGATAACACCGGAGATAACCAACCGGCAAAGATTGTTTACATCACAGGCTACTATCACAAGTAAGGTGATTTAAGTGGAAACATTTGAAGATGAATCCGGATTGTGGGAAGTTAAGCAAGTTGGCAAGAGAAAGGTTATGACTCTCGTTAAGCCAGTTAAGAAGAAGGCCGCTCCTAAGAAGAAAGCAGCCAAGAAGAAGAAGAGCGAGTAAGCATGGCTAAGAAGTTATCAAAGGCACAGTTGGTGTCTAAACTTAAGAAGCAGGGCATCGCTGTTCCCAAGTCTGCTAAGGTTGAGGACATGCAACACAGGCTCGACCATTGGCACGGAGGCGGAGGCTTTATAGTCAGATTGCTAAAGAACCCTGCTAATGCTAAGTGGGAAGGACATCCTGTAAAATTACTTAAGGATAAAAGTATTTTATACTGGATACCAAAGAGCGACATGGCTACTGAAATATTAGAATCTAAGATAGTGATGAATTTAGGTCTTGTGGCGGAACCTTCAAATGACGCTCAAGTCATTGACGTACCATTGGACTACCGGATGGTGACAGAAGATGGCAGTAACGACAGCGCAGATTCGTGATTTACTCAACAGACCTAGAGGACTGAATGAGGGTACCATTACTGAGTACATAACAATTCGCACAGCAGAAGTTAACAAGAAGGCTAGAGCCGTAGACTATTTTGGTGGTACAGCAGACAATGTACCTACTACTACACTAAAAGAATCTGCAATCAAGATGATGGTATGTGCTGATTGTCTACGTGTACTGATTGATACAATACCAGCATGGGTACCAGAGAAAGAGCAAGGAACACAGGACGTTAGATTTAATCAACAACTTAAGTCGTTTGAAAAGCAAGCGCTTGAAGCGATAAGAGCAATAGAAGAGAAGGGTGGTGCAGCCTTCAAGGTCGATGCTACCACATCGAGAGTAGGTGGCACAACGTCAGCGCAACTGAGCGGAAGCATTCATCCTACTAACAGATAGTAGGTGATGTTATGGCGACAAGGACATGGAACGGCGACGTAAATACTGAATTCGCTAATGCAGCGAATTGGAGTAGCAACACAGCCCCGGTTAGTGGAGATACAGTAGTCTTTGACTCAAGCGCAGATGCCAACGCAGTTCTTGTAGACCTGCGGCCATCTTCCGGTCAATTCGCAGAGGTAATTATAGAAAATAACTTCGACCAACTACTGTCATTTGAACACGCTACTGCGCAGATAAAAACTAATAAATTAACAATAAAAGCAAAAGGTAAAATAAAGGATACTACCGGCGGTAAAATTACCTTTGTTGGTGGTGGTACCTCTGGTGTATTTGTATTCTTCAATCATGCTGACATGGCTTCTGGGCCACTTGGTATGTTCGATACTACTCTATCGAGAACTAGAATGTTTTTTGACTTTAGTGGCGTTACAGCCGGAACAGCAATAAAATTAGAAAACGGCGTGTATCCCAATATACTACTTACAGGTACAGGAAACAATAGTACCTTTAGCCCTACTGCTGTGACTGCCGCAGGAACAAACACATATCCTACCACAGATATTTTGACGTTCCAAACAGATAGCGATACTTCTATTATACCCGCTACAAAGAATCAAGCAGACCTAGGTAAGATTTTTAGAATCCACGGAGGTATATATGCACAATGCGCAGATTTTAATTGGGGTAATACTACTTTAGAAATACAACCACAGGATGCAAGCGGAAGTAAAGTACCTTACAATGGTGCTTATTTTGCAAGCGGTAATTTTAGATTTGGTACAACAGGCAAGATATTCAAAGCCAAATACAATCATCTTCGTATTGCATCCAATACCGGAAAGTATTTCGAATTAGATTCTGGTGCTATTTTATCTTGCAATAAATTAACTATTTTACCTAACGCAAGATTTTATGGGCCTGATACTACTGTAAACAAAGGAGCGGAAATACAAACTATAGAACAACCCACTATACAGGGCGATTGGAACTTTGCGCAGATAGCCGAGGGTATTTACAGAAGTAGGAGCAACCCGCCACCGTATCAAGAATACCATAGCATTCTCGCTAACAATCTAGGGTCAAACGGTCAGGTATTAGCCATCGCTTCTGACGGCTCGCTTGAGTGGTCTTCTTCCGCAGGTGGTGGGGGAGTAACAGTTGAAAATGCTGGCAACGCACTAAGCACTACTGCTACTATTCTTGACTTTACTGGTAATGGAGTGACAGCAAGCGGTTCGGGCGCCGAAAAAACTATTGCAATTAGTAACACTAACCAACTTACTGAGTTTACCTTAGCGGGAGATAGCGGAAGCAGTCAGACTATTGCACATGGCAATACTTTAACAATAGCGGGCGGTACTAACATTAGTTCTGTAGCAAGTGCTACTGATACAATTACGCTAAATGTAGATGATGCTTTTATTAAGAATGACGCTAACGATACCACAAGTGGCACTATAACTGCGGCGGGGTTTACTACTACGGATGGTCCTGTTAGTTTTAAGAGAGATAATAATAGTGCCGTGACAATGGTAGTAGAACAAGACGGTGACGGAGATATTGCTACCTTTAAAGGCGCAAGCGATGAGTTACTTACTATTAGAAGAACGGGAAGCATTAAATTTAACTTAAGCACTGCCGGTGGCTCGGCTACTGAAAATATAATATCTTATCGTGATACTGGCGGCGATGAAAGAACCCTTCTTTCTGTGGATGCCGGAACAATTGTTCTTCATAATCGCGGCCCTGATGGTGATGTGGAAATTAGGGGAAACACTAGCACTGCCGGAGCAAGCGGAGAAACAACCATAGCAAAGTTTGAAGATACTGCAATTAATCTTTACAAAAATGTCGTAGTAGGAGGCAACCTAACTGTAAGCGGTACTACAACAACTCTTTCTTCGACCACAGTTGCTACAGGCGACTCTATGCTTTCTCTTGCTACAGGACAAACGACAGAAGGTGCAGACGCAATTGACATAGGGTTGTATGGAACATATAACGTGGATGATGGCGATGCTGGTAGTAGCACAGGTATTCAGAAATGGGCTGGACTATTTAGGGATGCCAACGATAGCGGTAAATTTAAGTTGTTTAAAGACGTACAAGCCGAACCTACTACTACTGTAAATACTAGCGCGACAGGCTACACAGTAGCAAGTCTAGTTGCTAATCTTGAGGGTAACGTCACAGGAAATGTAACAGGAAATGTAAGCGGCTCTGCCGGTTCTGCTACAGGAAATGCCGCGACTGCGACAGCGCTAGAGACTGCAAGGGCAATCAACGGTGTGAACTTTGATGGTACTGCCGCTATTACTGTCCCAGCCGCAGGTAGTACACTTACTGATACAGTCACAGTAGCAAAGGGTGGTACAGGCGCAACAAGCCTAACAAATAATGCTATACTAACAGGGGCAGGGACAAGTGCCATCACAGCAGAATCTACCTTTACTTATGTAACAGGTGTTTTAGAAATGAACGTAGGTTCAGATGGTTCTAATGATGCGGCTAACATGGTCTTAGATGGTCATGTCACATCTAGCACTAACACAGTATCAGAAATATTAGTGAAAAACAAAGGCGATTCTATTACTAGAATTCTAACGGGTAGGGATAGTTCTGATACTGCGGGATTCCTCACTTTCTCAACACAACCCTCCGGTGGTAGCATAACAGAAAGAATGAGAATAACTTCTGCGGGTAATATCGGAATAGGCACTACAAGTCCCACCTTCCCTCTTCATCTGACATACACAGATGATGATACTGGGCCGGAAGGAGGCCATGCTTCGGGTGCATCAGGGACAATCGGTACAAGCGCAGAAGGCGGCGGTTTGTATATCGAGAACGAATCAACACAAGATGGTTCTTATGCGGGCATCACATTCAGAACCGATACTGCCGATGCTAGGATTGCATGGCAATCAGTAGGGTCGAGCCTTGTCAATGAAGGGCAAATGTCATTCTATCTTGACACCCATGACACAGATGGCGGAAGTCCTGATGCAGTATTTACTCTTGAAGAGGTTCTTCGACTCAGAGGTGGAAGTTCTGATTCCGACAGCAATCTTGCATACAATCTTGCATACATCAATGGTAGGCTTGGAGTAGGCACTTCGGCTCCCTCAACGCCAGTTCATATCAGAACCACTACTACTTCTCTAGACAATGTTTTATTGTTGGAAAACAACGGAGGTAGTGGGTCGCCCGGTGTAGGAATCAAGATGTTCTCCAATGTGGGAACAGCAAACTACCTTGAGATTTTGCATGACGCTTTCGGCCATACCAACTTCAAGACTGTAAACGGTTCATCGACATACAGTCAGCAATTGTATCTGCAAAATGACGGGAAGGTTTCGTTTGGAACGGGTAATGTGGGAATAGGCACTACGAGTCCCGATACTCCCCTCCATGTTGCAGGGTCAAGTCATAAGATGCTGACGCTTGAAAGACAAGTGGATAACGAGGGTTATTGGGCGGGCATTGAGTTTCAACTAGGAGATGATAATTCAACAACGGCAGGTCACATCTATGGTATCATTGGTGGTGCAATAGAAGACCACACTAACGGTGCAGAAGACGGATTCCTAACATTCCAAACATCGCTTGCGGGAACAACTGCTGAGAAGATGAGAATTACATCTGCCGGCCAACTTCTAGTCGGGAAGACAGCATCAGTAGCAAGCGAAACTAGGAAACTAGAGGTTGAAGGTAGCATAGCCGCCGCAAGTGGTGGTACAGGTGGAGTAGGATTCCACATGAAGAACTCCGAAGGGGAGTTCCTGATGTACACCGATGGCGGGGATATGCTTATCAAGGACTACGCAGGTTCAGACACATACCCATTCAAGATAGTAGGTGCGGCTGAGACTGATACTTTAAAAATAATGACAGGGGGAGATGTTCGCGTCAAAGATAGACTTGGGGTAGGAACAGATAGCCCCTCTACAAAATTAGAAGTCGTTGGAGACATAACCGCAGAGAGGTTAAATCTTCTCAAAAGTAGTGGCTATGCTAGTATAGAGATGGGTGGCCCATCGGGTGCTTTCATAGACTTTAAGAATGATATTACTACCCCCGATGATTTTGATGCTAGGATAATCACAGACGGAACAGGGTTGGATATTGTCACTAGCGGTTCTAATCATATTACCCTAAAAACAAATGGTTCGCAGAGGCTTAAGGTGGAAGATGCTACAATTACAATGTACCCATCAACTCTTCAATTTACTACTACAGGTGCGCCTACGATAAAAGGCGGAAACCATAATCCGCTAACGATTTACGGTAATCAAGATGGAACCCCTACTTCAACATCTAGCAACGTAGTCACACGTTCAACTGCGGCGGCACTAGACTTCGATGTAAACTCAAGTCAGCAATTGGCTATGAGAATTAAGGACAACAAGGATGTAGATGTGTATGGTGTTTTGAGTGGGCCGGGAGTAGCAAGAGGGGGCTACGGTGCTAACTCGTTCCATTTTGGTGCGACAGGAAGCACAGAGGATGACGATTGGTATGAGGTATTCCGATGGACTCCTAACGCTACGATGAGCGCAACCACTTCAAACCAATACAGAAACTTTGCCGCAAGATTCCAAGTCGTAGGAAGAGGTCTTCAAAGAATAAACTTCGATATGTATGTCCGTGGTGAGTATGGGGTTCAAGGCGACTCAGGTTGGTGGGCTAGGGAGTTCATCATAGACGGTCTTTCCCAAAGCACAGACGCAGATGGGAACGCTTCGCCCGATGGAGACTCTATCTTCAAGATGGTCTACAACGCTGGCAATAGTTTGAGTATGCCCTATGCAAGCCTGTATATGAGAAGGGATGAGGATTGGGAGATAAGAACCTGCAACCTAGTATCCATGTTCACCAATTGTGTCTTTGAGTTCAAAGACACCAACGTCGGAGAAACGACACCGACAAATGATACTCATACAGGCTCATATGATTTGTCTCCTTCAATCAGAAAGAAACTGAGAGTAGATGTGAACAACCAATTAATCAACGGTGTAGAACCAACTGGAATCTACTTTGATGAGTCAAACGATAGACTCGGAATAGGCACCGCAAGTCCCGCCGAACCACTACACGTTCTAGGAGCGGATAGCGGCCCAATTGCCAAGTTTGAGAGAGATGGGCAAGAGAGCGTGTTTATCAGTGGAAACAATGGGTGGGGCAATCTATACACAAGCGATGCCGTTCTTGCTTTTGGTACAGGAGGGAGTTCGGGTGCTAATTCTCAAATGATATTGAGTAGTAATGCTTTAATTATAGGAGATGGTGATGCTACTGCCGTGACTGATGGTGCTAAACTACACGTTCACGATACAGACGGCTATTCCCTTATTCAAGCAACGGGTACGGGTTCGGATTGGATTAATGCTGGGTTGCTATTGACTCAGAGACAAACAGGTTCGCAATATCGAGGTCTTGGTGTATTCATGCACGATGAAACGCATGACACAGAATGGTTCGCTGGTAGGGCTTATAATAGTGAAGACGAATACATCATAGCCTATGATAGTGCGGCTTCCTCTCACTATAACAAATTAGCCTCTTCTGACCCTAATAATATAGATAGCGGTGCTACTAACCTATTAGTTATGGACACATGGGGTAGAATGTATAGCGATTATGGGGGCTATGTAGATGGGAATATGATTTCTTCTAACTCTTGGTACCCCATGTCTGACTTGAGTACGCTACCGCGTGGTTTTATCATCAATGGAGCGGCTGATGAAAACTCGATAGTCTGGGGAGAAACACCGCTTGGTTTTGGGGATGACTTCGGAAGAGGTTTATTGTGGAGATGCCAAGATAACGGAAGTGGGAGTGCGAGTGGGGGATTCTTGAATGCAAACCCTCAACCTAGAATAGACCCAGAAAAAACTTATCGGCTATCTGTTTGGGTAAAGAGAAGCCACTTAACCGAAGGTGCTTACTATTTGGGTGCATACGGTCTATCTAATGCAACAGGTTCTAATCAAGGTCTTCAAGACCCATCGAAGAGAGGTACACTAAATGGTAACTCTAGTGCTGGTTCAACTACGCTAGACCTTAACTCCGATGAGAGTATGCCCGACCCCGGTGGTGCAACTCGCTATGCAGTAATTAATAACGAAGATACAATCACATATACTGGTAAAAGTGGCGACCAACTAACGGGTATTCCATCTAGTGGTACTTACGCAATAGACAAGGTACACGGTTCGGGCGCGGTTGTCCAGTACGTTGAGCAAAATGCTTACTTTAAATCTGGTGATTTACCAGAAGTAGATAAGTGGTATCTAGTCGTAGGCTACATACGCGGTAAGGGAGATACAGGAGACTTTACGGACAGGAGTGCGGTATATGACGGCGAGACAGGAATGAAAGTCGGTGAGGGCGGAGACTTTATGTGGATGCCTACTAACACTCACGGTAAGTTTAGAGTCTATATGTTTTACAGTGACGATAACCCAGAGCAGATACAACATATGTTTGACCCACGATTTGAAGAGTTAAGTTCAGCACCTTCTCTCGCTCAATACTTCCCCCTTAGAGCAGATGGCTTAACTTCTCAACAACAAGTTTACATTAAGGAACAGGCTTCTGCGAAAACCGATACTGCCGGTTATGGGCAACTATGGGTCAAAAACTCGGCACCTAACGAATTGTATTTCACTGATGATGCAGGTACGGATATCCCCATAAGCAGTATTCCAAATGGTGCAAACAACCGCGTACTCACGGCAACCGGCGCAAGCGGGATGAACGCCGAAGCCAACATGACCTTCGATGGTTCTGACCTCATAGTGGACAATGGTGCAACTGCTAGGGTAAGAGCGCAAGGTACTAGCAACTACGCTTCAACCATAGTCGCCTATTCGGGTGGCGCATATCTAGCGATGGGTGATATGGATTCCAATGAAACGACATTTTTGCAAATGGGAGCGTATGGTGGTATCAATAACTTTGACACCAAAACAAGAGACTTCCACCTATACGGGACAAACACAACCACAGGATTCTATTTCGATGAGTCGGCAGGGAAGTTTGGAATAGGTGACACTACACCTTCCTACAAACTAGATGTAAATGGTGACATAAGAGCGCAAGACGATATTTATACTGACAAACTCATAGCAAGTCAAGGTATTAGGTCTAGTAGCAGAGCCTCTTTTAACACCATGCAGATGTACTACTACGACAGGCAAAGCATGGGTACGGATGCGGTTTATCTTCGTGTGCCTGTTGGTGGCTCATCAAGTGCCAATCCGGGTTTTTATGCGATGCCTCATGCGGGTCAAGTTATGCAAGTTATGTTTGGTTTCTATGGACAGACTCTCGCTACTAGCGGTACTGACACATGGACAATACATAAGATTAATACTGGTGGAACTACGGCATCAGTAAATATGGATATAAATTTCGCTAATCTTAACAGAATCGGTACTACAAACAATTACAATATATTAGTGGATGTATCAGTATTAAGTGATGCAAGTAATCTAAATTTCGCGGTAGGTGATATACTACAAATACAGAGGACTGATGGTAGCCCCATTGACATAGAAAACGTTAATGCACAGTTATGGGTAGTGTTTGACATATAGGTGATAACATGGATTGGGATGAATTAAGAGGAATGAGAGATACCGCACTATTGCAGATGGACAAGTATCAATTGACGCTTGCGTATGCGGCATTAACACAAACGCAGAAGAATGAGTTAGCAACATACAGAACGGCCTTGCTTACTCTTCCGCAAGACTACGATACTACGGCAGAAGCATTGGCTAACTTTCCTACAAAACCCTCTTGGATGGCATAATACTTATATACACTTGGGGTGTGGAAAAATTATGAGTGAAGAGATGAGTGAATTGGATATGATTAGGCAGGTCGCGTCAGACAGGCTTATTTATATGCGACTAATGGAGAAAGCCGTGAATGACATTGACAATGTGTTGTCTGGTCTCAAGCGTGATATTATGGAAGTATCTAACCAAGTGGCTATGAGAAACCAAGATATGACTATGGTACAAGAGGAAGAGACAGATGAGTCAGCCGAAGAGTAGACTAGGCAAAATTGTCTATAGTCCGCCTGAGAAATCATACACGAAGGTAAACATTGAAGAGACACCTCATGGCTACAAGATATACCGGCCCGGCGATGCGAGGCACTTTACAGTAATTCCTTTGTCTGCGGTCAAACAAATAATATATGATAGGTGAGAAAAATGAGTGAAAATAATACAACAGTAGCGGATTGCGTAGCAGACTGCGTAGAGGCTTCTTCCGGTCTACTAGACGACATAGAAATGGTTCTAGTAGCAGGTGGTGCGCTTCTTGGTCTTGCCGCATGGGCATATCAGAAGTATAAGAAGATTACAGCAGATGGGGAAATAACGCTTGAGGAATTGCTAGACGCAGTTGACGAAGCAAAGGATAAGGTCGAAGAAGCCGAGGAACACATAGAAGTTCTTGAGAAGACTTACGACAAATATAATGTAGCCGAGTTAAAGGCTATGCTCAAGGAGAAGGGACTTCCCGTTGGTGGCAAGAAAGCCGACTTAGTTGCTCGCCTTGAGGAAGCCCAATGAGCGGTCGTTTGGCTCCTGCTTGGTTTAGTTGGGTTGAGATTAAACTCTCTAATCAAGCCGACTCCCTTCAAAACCTTGAAGAATCACTCGCTTCATATAAGCGAACACAGAAGCGTATGCTTTACGTGATAATGATTATGGTGATACTAAATGGCTTCCTACTGCTCTTCAATTGATGTCGGCCAAAGATTGGGCCTAAATAGCGCTCAACGCACTTCTGCCAGCACTAGGCTTTCCTCTGCTATTCGTAGAGCGGCTATTGATATGGACCAAGAGTTTCGTGATTATGGTCGAAATGCGCCCTCAAGAGAGACCGCTGAGACAACGTTAGACGGCGCGGTAGCGGCAGGGGCTACCACGATAACCCTAACGTCAGGAACGGCGTTCAGTGACGCTGGAAACGGTAATATAGACGGTGATTCGTTTGCATGGACGGGTAAGTCTACAAATCAACTAACAGGCGTCACAGGTATTACAGAAGACCACTTAGATGACGTAACCGTGCAAGAAGGAGAGATGGCTCACGTCCTAAAAGAAATATGTGCTGACTTGGCCGCTGCTTACTACATGGAAGATGAGGGAACATTCTTTACAGGCGGAGAAAGTATGAGAGGCGGAATGCTAAGAGAGAGAGGCACTATGAACCTTCGGAGACTAGCCCATCTTGGCTCAGTCGATTAAGGTGATGTTATGGTAACAAAAACTCTGGTTGGTAGTACTTCGACAACGATTCAAGGAGATAACAGTAGTTTTACTTTTAAGTTAGATAAAACAGAGTTTAGAAATAACATTGAAGAAATAAGAGAAGAAGTAAATACTCTACATAGAAAATTTATTAAAGAGCAACTTAAGACTGCCGCTATGCAAACGGCAAACAGAGTAAGAGGAAAAACTGTTAAGGAGCGCAGTAATAGACGCAAATCCGGGCCTCTTGGCGCTTTGATGGGGGGAGGAACAGCCCCAGAGCAAATCGCTAACTCATTAGGTTTTAATTTTAATTACGCTACTAAAAACGAAATAGCCTATACTGCGGGTTCTTATGACCGCGATGAGGGCTTAGATAGCATGACTAGGTTTTCTTCTCATCGAGGCATCCCTACAGGTATTAGGGCTAGAAAAATGAAAAAACGAGACCCGTCGCTAGTTGAAATCTATGATGTAACTAGAGCAGGCTTTGAGCAATTAGGTATAATCAGTGGTGGTGGTGATGGTTCGGGTGACATTGGCGGAGGCAAAACCGCAGATTGGAAGAGAAAAGCAGAAAGTAGTGGGCAAAACATTTTTTACGCACTAAAAGGATACGGACTAGGTAAACAGATGTCACAAAGGAAAAACGTGGGGCCAAAAATTAGAAGAGAGGGTTGGCAAGGAATTAACTCTATTGGTACTATGGAAAGATTATTTAGAAATAATTTAAATCAAAAAGGCTCAATGTTGGCACAGCAACTACAGGCCATCAAAACAAGAAGTGCAGGACAGACAACATTGGGGGATTTCTAATGGCAGTAGCAAATAAAAATGAATTTTGGAACGCAAGAATACGCGGAGAAAACCCAGCAAGCCCTGCTGGGCCAAACGTAAGCGACGCTTTTACAGGTAGCGGGGGTTCTGCTTCTGGTGGCGCTTGGGTGATTACTAACAGCACGTACACTATAGGTCATGCTAGTGGGATGTCAATATGCGCTATGATTTCTTTTAACACCGCTCCTGATGCAGGAGATGCTTTGATAACCCTTGATAACGGAACCAAACGAGTGCAGGTCAGGAGCAAGGGAAATAACACTCAACTAGATTTAGTTGGCGCTACTACCGTTGTTATTTCTGATTTAGACTTAAATCTTTCGGAAGACAACTCTGTGCCCGTTTTACTTCGGCTTACTATGGATTCTGCTGGCAACGCCAAACTATACACGCATGAAATTCTACGAGATACTGATGGCAACGACGCATTTTACTCTGTAGTAGGGTCAAGCACTAGCAGTACCACAGCAGCCTTTGGTAACACTACCGGCTCAGTTAATTGGTTTTCTATATACTATAGTAACTTTGGTGCGTTTAACCCAGAGGAACTAATGTTATCTGATTTTGCGCAGGATACGCTTGCTCGCATGGGTATTTCAGTTGTTGATACTCTAAAGGCGTGCAATAGGCCGTTTATTAAAAAATATGTAGAAGATTCTGCTATAATTTTTGGGTATGACTTATCCTCTCAAATGCTAAATAGAATTAGTGCCCCTTCTATTCACGTAGTATTCAGCAATGTTTCATCACCCTCTTTTACCGCTATGGGGGGTTCAAGTATCGAACAACTGTATGAAATTGCTATCTATGTTACAACCAAAGGTACTAATTATGAAGAGGCATATAGATTAGGATTAAATATAATTGGCGAAGTCTTTGATGAGTTATATGTTAATACGGGTTTGACCGCGACTACAGATAATCTAGAATCATACGCTATGAATCTTGATACAAAACTAGATGATGACGAAACTGTGTGTGTTCATCAACTAAATCTGTCTTATAATCGCAGAATAAAGATGACGCGACGGTAATATTTATACGTCACGCATGGGCTACGTCGGAGTAGAGGTATTCCTATGGCAGGAGCAGAATGGTTAAATAGATATGTTTCATTAGAAAAAGAAGCAGCAGGTAGTTACGGTACAGAACCGTCAGGAACGCAGGTGTTTGGAGAAGTTGACGATGAGTCTTTTAAGGCTACGTTCGACCTTCTAGTTAGGTCAGACATGGCAAGGCAGGTTGCATCGAAGGCAGTTACAAACACTCGATACACTGAGGGTTCAATAAACCTAGCAGTGCAGCCCGATGACTTTATGGGCAACATTCTTTCTTCCTTCTTTACCAAGAGGGTTCACTCAGCCTTTTACGACGATATTACTTTTGCTAATAGAGGTTTCGGATACACCGCAGGTACAGGAGCAATTACTGATGACGGCGGCGGTGACGGAGTTGACAAGATTGGCTACTGGCAGATTCGCAACGGAGAGCAAGGAAGGTTGGGAGCGCAGTTGGATGCAAGCACTACTTCCACTTTCGTGACAAACGGTACAGGTGAAATAGTATTGGAGTCGGTAACAGCCTACTCCGCAGGAGATACAACCGGGTGGGGAGTTCATAACGGACAACAGGTGACTGCATCATACCCCGGATACGGTATTATAGGAAATGGTGCTGGTGGTAACGGTGGAGGATACTTTAAGTACACAGGTATTAACGCTGGTGCTAATAAACTAACCGGAGTCACTACTTATGCAACAGATAGTACCTTTACGACCGCCGCAGTTTTAGGTTCTGCTATTGCAGACAACACAACAGTTATCGCTTATGAAAACTACTACAACGGTATTGAACCCGGTAGAGTGTACGGATACATTACTATCGCCGGTAGTGGCAAAAGCCAAGTTTCACTACATGTAGCAAACGACTTCTTTGGTCTTGCCGCGCTATTAGATGCAGGTGATGACACAGGTGGGCAAGTAATCACGACGCCATTAGCAACAATTGGTGGCTCTAAGAAGCACATCTTTGAAGAGCCAACCCTTTCGACTGAAACTTACCCATCCTATACTATTAGGGTTGGCAGGGAGTCTAAAGAACACACCTTTACAGGTATGACTTCTACAAGGCTTTCTCTTAGCGCAAACCTAAACGAGTATGTAATGGCTTCCGTGGACTTCTTAGGGCAAGCAGAAGCGGCACCAAGCGATATTCAGACTTCGTTCTCTTATTCCGGGAATGAGGTTGACGCACTACACTTTGCAGAGGCCGAGTTATTCATTGATGGTTCACCAAACAAGTCCACTAAGATTAGGTCGGTGTCCCTTGAAATAAACATCAACCGTGACCTTGATTCTGCTTACGCAGTAGGTTCTAACACTATTACTCGTATGCCACCATCAAGGACTAGGGAGATTACCGGAACGATGGAGTTCAACGAGATTCTTTATGACGACGCTACCGATGCTAAGGGAGAGCCTTCTTACCAAGACTTGGCTACTGCGACAGAGGTTCACAAGATACACCGAGGACAGGGTACACCCGCTCTTAAGTTGAAGTTTACGGGTGCAGGTACTCTAGCCACAACTGAGTTCTTAGAGATTGACCTTTACAACATCAGGTTCGAGGCACCCACGGCTTCCGTGAGCGGTCGTGACCCAGCACGAATGACTGTTGGTTTCCAAGCCTTCTATGACTCAAAGGCTACGGGTGCTGCCAAGGCAATCACCGTAAAGATGAAGGGTAGCAATCTACAAACTAGCGACTATTGAGGTGGTTAGGAATGGTAGACAGACTTTGGTTATACGAATTGGGCAGACTAATACCCGATGAGATGATGGATGAATTAGAGGCTATGGAAGTCTCTGAGGTTCTTGCGGCAGTGCAGTCACTTCCTATAGGGCTTATGGAAAAGCCCAAGCCAGTTAAGAAGGCAAAGAAAGCAGCGCCTAAGAAGAAGGCTGCTAAGAAGGAGGACTGATTAGATGGCATTCAATGGAGGAACGACAATTACTACTAAGGCAAATCTTAGGGTAAGTACATTCTATGGAGGCGCTACTGCTATGCAGAACGCGCTACAAGCCGCTATAGATGATGGTGATGTTATAATTAGTGCAAACCTAAGCAACGGTAGCGCAGGTAAAATGCTTACCATTGTTTGGTATGCTGCTTGATAGTGGGTTTGCGCTATGTCAAGGGCTGGCGCATCCAAAACCTTTATGAACTCACTAGGTACATGGGAACTCAAGCAAGACGGTACAATCCGTCTATTGAGAGAAGCAAAACAACCAACACAGGTTAAAGAGAGAAGGAAGTGGAGAAAAAATGCCGGTCAAGAAAAAAGAGTTTGAGTTAGACGATGGAAGCAAAATTTGGGTGCGACAAGCATCTGGTATAGAGAAACTAAAGATTAGCAATATGCAAGCAAAGGTCTTTAGGCAGTTTGCAAATAAAGGCGAACCTGCGGATTGGGACGACGAAACAAACCTGTCTTTTAGCGACGCTCTTGATGAGGCCGGCGCAGGACTACAGGCTCAGATAGACCAATGGCTAGTTCCTTGTGTTATTGACGATTCTTTTGATGTAAATCTATTTACAGTAGATGAGTTACTACCTATTCTTGCATTCGTCCGTGGTGACGATGAGGAAGGTGCAGTTAATTTTTTGAGTTCGTGAGGGTTGCACCCTCACTGTGCATGGCCTTCAAAGGCACAACTCCTTCTGAATTGTGGTTAAAATACAATCAAGAAGGCGGCAGGCATCTAATGGAATTAGATATGCACATTGCTATAGAAATCAATGACCGGATTGCAGAGGCTACAAGTAAAGCCTCTAAGACTAAAGCCGGCGCAGGAGGCATCCCTACGTTGACGGGTGACGACGCTAAAGACGTAGTGGCTAGAAGAAACGCTAGGCGCGAAGCGAGAAAGAAACAGCAAGAAGATTTATCAGACACTTAGTATTAGCACACTATGTAGTGAGCCGTAAGGCAGTAGGTGGAGTGGATGTATCTTGATAATTGAGACTGGTTTTGCACTAAACGGTCCTTGGGGTCTTCTTGCTTTGATGGCTATGGCGGTTGCCATGCTTGTCAATCGAGCGGGCGCGTCAATGGTCTTCTTCGACGTGGTAGGTCGTTTCCAAGCAGAGCGACTAATTAAAGATGCAGATACCTCTATGACAGTGTTTAACGCTGTTATGCTAGATTCGTTTGCTAATATCCAAGATTCACTAAACGTCATCGGTACGTCTTTTGAAGGTCTTGTAAATGAAGTTCTACCGCTGACAGAAGCCATCGCAGACGCAGAAATAGAGTTGGAAAAGTTCTTGCTTGAGGCTGACCAAATAGATGAAATTTCACAAGAAATAATGGATATGGGTATAGCGTTTGGATTTAGCGGAGACCAAGCATTGAGCGCCTCTGCCAAGATGGCGCAGTTGGCTTCTGTGCTAGGGCCGGGTATGACTCCTACGGGAACCGAGTTAGGTCTACAGTTTGGTCTAATTAGCGGTATGGAAACCGAAGCCGCAATGCAGCGACTCATCAACCTAAATCAGCAACTTTTCTTTATGACAGAAGGAACAGAAAATCTAAATAGCGTAGCAGAAAAGAGAAATAAAATTACTCAAAATACTATAGCGGTTATGGACAAACTTAACACGATTGAGAATCGGTCGGCTTCTACGATGGAGCAAATTACATTCGTGATGAATCAATTCGCATCACAGGCACATCTTACCGGCGAAAGCCTAGAAATGATGGCAGCACAATCCGCTGTTCTTATTGAGACAGGTGAGGAGCAAGGTAAGGCTGGTCGTGCGCTTAGGATGATTTATGCGCGTTTGGGCGCAGACACTAACGGGGCAAGAAGAGAACTAGAAGCGCTAAATATAGCCGTCGAAGATTCTAACGGAAACCTAAGACCTCTTTCAGAAGTGCTTGGTGATTTGAGTCATCAGTGGTCGGGATTAGAGGCATCAGAAAGACAGGCTGTAGCACAAAGCGTGGCCGGAAACAGACACTACACAAGATTTATCAAACTGATGAATAACTATGATAGGGCAGTTCAGTTAGCAACTGAGGCTAACGAAGGATTGTTTCCTGCTATGGAAGAGGTAAACAAAAGACTTGAGGCAGACATTACCCAATTTAGAGCAGCAGAAGCAGCACTAAGTAATTATCGCGCAGAACTAGGTGACGCTCTTTTACCTGCACTAACAGACGTAACTGAAAAGCAAGCCACATTTACTAAGTTTTTGGCTGATGCTGTAGCAATACTAGGAGATAATCGTTTTGGTAATGCCCTCTTGATGGTGGGGTTAGGAATTAAATCTATGGTAGTCCCGATGATGGGCGTAATTACTAACATAGCCGCTATGACTGTTGCCATGCAGACAAATAGAGCAGTAACAAGGGCTATGGCAGGCGAGCAACTAATGTTAGAAGAAGCGTTTGGTAGAGGTGCGTTACAACAATTGAGAAATGCAGACTCTCTAAGACAAGTAAATCAGATAGGGCAAGCCGCAATAGCCATGCAGGATGCTCAAATGGTGACTCTAAAGAAACTGACACGCGCGAAGGAAGAAGACCTACTAATTGACATTCAAGCAATGAGTTTTATAAACCAAAAAGAGCAAGCAGAAATACGCGCTTTGCAAGGTACAATACGACGCACTTCATTGGACAAATCAATGAAGGAAACAGAGATGATGGGCTTAGCCAAAACTAGCAACAAGTACAAAGCGTTAGAAAAAGAAGTGAAAGCACTAGACCAGACTCTTGCTAAACACCGTGATACTTTAGAGGGGCTACAACTAGCAAATGATAAAACCGCTGCTTCGGTAGACAGAATGGCTAGAGCATACGGTGGAAGTAGAGTACAAAAAGGAAAAGAGGAAAATGACAAAATAGAAGAGGAAAACAAACTACGGGCGCAGCAAGCCAAGGAATTGTACGCAGTTGGTGGGGCGGCTTTAGCGCTTGGGTCGGCGTTTACTTTACTGTTTAAAGATGAAAGATTAGTTAGGCTTGGCATGTCTTTGCAAATAGTAGGAACTGGTATTTTAACAGCAAAACAACTAGCGTTGGCTGCAAGCACTCTGATTAAGTCCGCCGCAGAAGCAAAGGGCATAACGGTTAAAAAGCAGACTAACCGTGAATTATTAGCAGAGATATTTGGTCTTGGACAGAACACAAGAGCGCAAGCAATAAATACAGCAGCCGTAAATACAAATACTGCGGCAAAGAGAGCAAATGCCGCTGCAACCTCTGCTGCCGCTGGCGCTTCGGCTGGCGGTGCTGCGGCCACCGGCGCCGCCGCTGGCTCTGCTGCCGGGCCTTTTGGTATGCTTGCCGGTGCTGTAATAGCAACCGGAATTGCCTTTATCGCATTAAGCGCATCTGCTAAGAAGGCTAAAACTGACATAGATGATTTTAGTTCCGTAGATGGCGTATTAGACACAGGTACGATACAGATGGAGGCATTTACGGAAGCAGTGTTAGATACTAGCAAATCCCTAGACGACTTAGCACTAGATGCATATAATGCTGAACAGGCAGTTATATCACTAGAAGGTGCTACGCTTGATGCGGCAGAAGGTGAGATGAGTGGGCGCAAAGATGCAGAAAAAACCGCACAGCAAGCATACTTAGGCAGAATTGCACAATCGGCTAATATGCGAGATAATTTAGAAGCGGACATACAAGCCATTTTAGATGCACAAAAAGATTTAGATAGGCCCGCAGACCCATTTGCAGGTGTTGGTTCGGGTATAAGTTTAGTAAACCCTGCTAACGAAAGAAATTTAATAGATGACGCAGAAGCGTTAATTGCGGAAGAAGAACATTTAATCGAATTAATAGAATCACTAGGAGTAGAGGGCGTAGATGCCATTGTAAAGGCTATTAGAGCAAACGCTACATTTGTAAATCAATTAGAGAAAGACTCGTTGGATGCTACTACGTCCATTGCAGGAGTCATGGAAACTGCTACACAGTCACTAACAGAATTTAACAATGCAAGAGAAGAGTTGTTCTTCGGTATGGCTGCATCCAATGTGACGGGTGATTTGGTAAGACAGGTAGTCAACCGAGGGGTCGAGCATCTGCTAGTCAATACAGAAGTCGTAATGACAAATAACTTCAACGGGATGACTACAGAACAGGCAGCACAAGAAATACTAGACCATGTAGAGAGAGGTGCAAGGATGAGAGGAGTGGATATGTCTACGGTAAGCCAAAGCATATAGAGAGAGATAATTATGGTAAGAGCATGCACAGACAACTATTCGTTTTGGCTTACAGGCTACTACGATGACTTTATAAACGCAAGAGCGATTGCAGACGACTTAAACACACCAAGCACATCAGTTGTGTATTCCTCTCTTAAGAGTCATCATGGTAACCCACTGAACGGAGAGGCAACCTCAAATCCCCGATACAGGTGGTCTGTTGTTGACAGGGAAAACTACTCTACTGTTTTGGATTCTATTGCCGGAGTAACTATGGGCGAATTGTCCAAACTAAGAAATGCGGGCATGTTCGAATGGCTTACCCACGATACTATCAGAAACGGCGCAGACAATTGGGTAGGTAGAGCGCAACTACAGTACCCTAACGGCTTTGCTCCTAACCGATTTAAGTTCGGTGACGGCACTAGCAACACCAACTACAAAGACACCGGCATCTCTAGCGGCAGGGGTTATCAATTAATTACAAACGGTTATGACAGCAACGGAACATATATGCTTAACGCAGGGGATGAGGATGCGTCATTTAGAAGAAGCGCTATGGAGCCATACCATACAAAAACAGATGGGTCTACTGATAACATTACCAGCACTGAGTATGTTAATAAATTAGCAGGCAAATTTAATAGTTGGTACACTAGTTCTGAACCCGGCAGAAGAATACAGACGGCGCATATTACAGGCGTGTGGACAGGAGAATGTTTGAGTTACGCTACGGGCAACGCAACAAACGTCACACCAGAGAATCTATTTCATACGGTAAAATCGCCGGGAGGTAAACCTTTCTTGGTAATAAAAAAGGTTGCGGAAGCCAATGGTGCTGAACCTTCTTTGGTATATGACGGAGACTTAAAGGCCCGATTAGACAACGATGTGTTTCATGCTAGAATAGCCGCAAGGTGCTTCCATGGCGATACCGCGCAAGCAAATACTATTAGGGGTTCGTCTTTTAGTAACGGAGAATATCCGATGTCGGTTGATTTTCAAATAGGTTTTCCTACAAGTAGTGCGGGTGTGACTGATACTACAGGTCTAGCAGGAACGCCGGCTATACAGTTTAAACTAATCCTAGGAACTACAAGCGGAACAGGCGGCCTATCAGGTAACTATGTTCATTACCCATCTTATGATTGCCTAGGCGCAAGTTACATCGGCGCTTCTGCACAAACCTACAGCAACGATGACGCATGGATTGATGTTGATATTAGAATAGATTTTACTAATCAAAAATTCTACCCTTATGTTGATGGTACTAGAGTTGGAACATCTTCGGGTTATTCTTTGAATAATACTTCGTTTGGGGGCAGCGTTTCTGCTTCTGCAATGTATGGTTATGAACTGTATCAAGCCCCCGAAGTCAACGGAGCAACTAGTACCGCAGTAGGAGTAAGTTACTTAATGCTTGATAGAGTAGGGATTGTGAGATACTTAACATCCCCTTTGACAAACAAAGATAGACATGCAGAGACACCTATTTCTAACTTGCGTCTGAGTTCTTCAAACGAAGGGTATTCTGTAGTTAATTTAGAAATAAAAGATGATAAAGATGATGGGGTCGCAGGAACAAGTTCTAGTAATTACACTTACAATTTTAAAAATCTTTTTTCAAACACCGACCCCGTTGACTGTGGACTGCTTATTTTTGGTTCGGTAAACGAGCAAAGCGTAGACCGGCCTATATGGAGAGGTATTGTTGACAATATGGATATTAATCAAGCAACATCAACACGAAGCATTAAATTGCAGGTAACACATAACGCGATTGGATTGTCAAAACAAATCCCTATGTGGGATATTGGACAATTAGCCGCAGGTAACGATGAGGACAACTCAAACCCCTATTGGTCAGGTGAGACAGAAGGCATGAAAAGCATTATGAAAATGGGTACTAGACCTTTAAAAATGCTAAGTAATAAATTAGGATTTGGTAAGGCCAACGCTTTCCAAGAAAATAAAAATCAAAGGTTGCAACTTGGTTCTGGTATGCCCATACAGATGTACAATAATCACGATGCGAACGAAGGACCAAACAGCGCAGAAGAAAACTATGACGGTTCTGGTATTGTAGGAATAACACAATTTCTTTATGACGGTTCTGGTAACCCGGTGCAATCAGTGTCTTCTGGTGGTAGTATTAAAACTGCTGTCAATCTACCTTCCACTACTACTCTTACAGACAGCGACACTATGACTATAATAAACACCACAAATCATAATGCTACAAGTAAAGGTATTTTTGACGTATATAACTCAGGCAATGCATTTAGGGGTGTGGGTCAAGTTGTTGGGCTAGACAGCCATACTTATACATCCGAAAGCGCTAAAATTATCTACATAGGTCAACACATTCCTACTAATGTAGACGACTCATACGCTCTATGGTCTGCCATTTATAGTACAGCGTTTGCCGAGGCTATGTATCAAGATTTCTTAGAGGATTATCCAAATACAAATATGCCTACAAGTAATTTTACAGTAATTATGTTTGATGCTGACCCCGGTTTGCAAGCAGGTGATAAATTTACTATAAACATGCTAAATATAGACCAAGATAAAACTAATACTACGTTTGCTGCAAGCAGCAACGCAAGCCCTTTGCCTGCTGCATATATGGGAACACATACTGTTTCTTCTGCTAATACTGCTAAAGATATTTACACTACTAGTAGGGTGGGAACAACGTTTGGCAGCACTCCTAGTATTCATTACGTTATAACAGAAACGCCGGTTGTGACTTGGCGAGAGGATAGATATGGGGATGTCACTACTACAGGAAGCACACTAAGTGGGGGTAAGAGGTACCCTTGGTGTAAGGACTCTGGGCAGTATGTAGATACCTCTTCTGATGTAGGCAAGGCTTTGTACAGACCGCTTCACGCTCGCTGGATGCGGGACTTACCGCAATCTCTGTGGTTTAAATATCATTTCGGTGTTATAGATTATGACCCACTAGGCGCTGATGCTAACTCAGATATTACAGGAGGTTACAACCCAAATGATATTAGTGTGAGAACTACCACAACAGCCGGAAACGTTATTGCTTCAATCACTAAAGGAGATACATCCGTACAAATCTCACAACTTTTATACGACTCGCTCGTAGCAAAACAGGCGTGGGCTGGTGTAGCAGAAATTAGAGCAGAAGGGTTTTGGACTGCTGGCGTGGGTTTGGGTGAGGATGCGGGCACGCAGACAAATAAAAGAGGTAAATTTATTTGGCAGGATTTATACACGAACGGCGGTAATTACTACATGATAGGTTGTAAGTACATTGATGCTTCTTTTAGTATTGGTACCGGAACTAAAAACAGAGTCGGTACAAATACGGCATACAAAAATGTAGTATTTATTTTACCATTAAACTTTTCTAATAATTACAATCATCTATGGCTTCTTTGGGCTGATATGAGAATAGATGGAAACGCAAACGCAGATGGTGGAGATAGAAAAACCAAGTTTGGTTTAATTTCTCCTACGCCGGAAAACTACAAAATCAATCTACGGTATTTAGATAAGTTGACAACAGACGGAACACCAGATTCTTTTACAGAACTTAAGGTGAACGATGATGTGACGATGTGGGACATCAGTGCTACAGACCCATGCACTAACGCCGGATTCTCTAAACCGGCAAACTACGGCGTAGGTACATCTTCTACCGCTTTGGATAGTGTAGCGCTGTCTGCAAACTCAGGCAACATAGGTAGTCACGGTGTTGCTAAATTACTTGTTACAAAAAACGGCCACAGTATTACGTCTGACTACGTGCATTTATTTAATACAAATAGCCATGATGGAATACACAAAGTCCTCAACAACGCAACAAACACCTTAGTTTTAGATACAAAGTATTTAGGAACTGATACTGGTGGTACTGGTGGTACAAGACTAGTACCTGTCAATGAGGCTGACAAGGAAAGATACCAAGATTGGGAAGATAAAGGCGGTGCTATGTGCATCATTGATGCCTCTCCTTTCTTTAATCTTAATACGGGCGCTAATCAAGGTGGCGTATATCAGGTAGGCGGAGGTACAACAGACCTTAGTGACTATTCTGTAAAGTCCACAGGATTCCCTGCTCTGATAGATAACTATTGGGCGGAAGTAGTAACCTCAGACAACAACAAAGCATCCACTCAAAGTTCTCACCCTAACGCATACAAAATTATTAGTGATATAACAGCGATGAAAACAAGCGCGGTGGCAGGTCAAAGTCATATAGAAGTAGATAATTTAGAAATTTTTGCTGATAGCGGCACAGGTAGAATTATAGTAGAAGAAGAAGTAAGTGGCTCTAACGAAAAACAGCCAGCATTTCACTACTTTAAATGGGCTTGTAAAAATTTAACAGAAAGAACCGGAAGCGCAATGACTAGTGTGGCTAGTGGCGGCCCTGATTTCTATGGTCGTTATAATCACGTACTTACTTTAACTGGTACTGATTGGGAGGATTTAGGAATAAGGCCCGGCATGGGAATTTACAATGTTACAAAGGAACAATGGCACACAGTCATGGCAGTTGGTGAAGGGGGTGACACTAAGTTGGAAGTGGATAGAGGTAGAACGGCTTCACTAGCAGACGCAGGTTATCTTTGGGACGCAAGCGATGATTGGCGAATACCTGTGCAATTAGGCGGTATTTGGAGTATGTATGTAGAAGTGTCTAACAACGCAAACCCAAATCAAACTATGATGGAAATCAACGATGCCTTTGAAGAAGATACTCATTTTGGCCTGCGTCGTGGTTTTAGTATAAAAGATGCGCCGGATGAAACGACGGACGATTATGACTATGAGGTAGCGACAGTCAGTACAACTATTTATACTGCTAGTCAGAATATTACAAGACTTGTAATGCACGTAGAAGGAGATATAGAAGCGACCAACATAGGTACATTCTACGATAGTGAAAAAATAAGAACGATGTGGAACGCAGGACTAACTAAAACATGGTCGCCTCCAACAAGATTAACTTCTTTTTATGATATTAATAACGTACCTCTTACCACAATAATGACTAGTGATGGTACTGCCAACAGCAGTGATACCTATGGGGGTATAGTACAGGTCGGGAGTAAGCCACTGGTAAACGCATTAAGAGATATAAAAGCGGGTTCTGGTTTCGGTACTACCAATGGCTCTCACACTACTTTTTCTTGGCTTGCTGGGCGCGACGGTAGAATAGATTTTAGACCTAAATTTAACAGCGGTATTGCATTTGACAGAGACAATATGCTTATAAACAATGTTAAGACTACAGTTTCGGGTAACGTAACAAATGTGAGAATTTATTACAACAGCAACAAAGACTTTGTAGACCATCCAAGTGCGGGCACAGGGTCTACTACGAATTGGAAAGTCTTAGAATACCCAAAGATTTACAACAGAAAAGAGGCAGAAAGATTAGCACAAAAAGAATACAATTCTAGCAGGAAGACTAACGCCATTCTAACTGTCGAGCCAAACGCACCAAGTTATACAGAAGACAGCACGACAACTTTAGTTTCGAGTCATTTGCTACAGAGCGGTCGCTATGGGTATATCGCTGACCCTTATATTGCGTTGCAAGGTAAAGCCGACACGTCTGTAAAGCCCACTAGTTGGACTAGGTTGGGTACAGGAGGCTCTATGTTTACAGGCATGAGTAATGCTTTTGACGGTAATCTAGGTACGAACGGAACTCTTGCACAGAGGTGGGGCAAGTCAGCAGGACAAGCAAACACGTCCGCAAGCGATGTTACTTGGGCTAACAATTTCTATTGGTACGGCTCTGCTTCTGTCAGTCATGCACTACAGGTAGTACACGTACCAAACCATTGTCCACTTGTTAGCGAGGAAACAGGAGAAGAGTTGAGAATCTTTGTCACTCCCGCCGAAAACCAAACTCTTGCGGATTACCCGTCTGTGGATAACATCAAATTTAACATATGGTTGGTAGATTACGAGTACAGTAACGACAGAATCAAAGCCGCTAATATCTCCGGCACAGGTGGAACGCATAGCCTAAACAACGCAGACAGATACAGTAGAACTATTGTAAAAGATAACGGTTTCTATGAACTCACTATCCCTAAATCCTATTGGAATAACGGTGGCTCTGCGTTTAGCCCATCCCGTAAAATGATTATTTCTTTCAATGCTGACTATTGTAGAGACTTGATACGACATAGATGCGGAGACCCTGCGAGCGCCAACATTTACAAGAGCGCAAACACTCTTCCGGGTATCGTAGCGGGCACATCTTCGGGCAACATCACTACAGGAAACACCGATTCTATCTTCCCTCTAGGTGGCAGAATGTATGATGAGTGGTACATGTTCCACGGCTCAGGCTCAAGAGCCATTTGGAATGGTCCTAGGATTCATGTGGTTAGAGATATGTCCTACATTCCAGCATCGTTCGTAAAACTTACGGATGCTGGTTTAGGTTACAACGACCAAACTTTTGTCATAAAAAGTCTTGATTGGGACATCGAGGCTGGCGGGCGTGACAAGTTAAATTTGACGCTTGCGTTAGATGAATCTCTAAGGGCAGATAACCTAGCCTCTTTCTTGCCCTCTAACACTGTATTTACTCCGACATTTAATCCACCTGCTGCTTCTCCTCCCTCTATACCTCCACCCTCAATCACACCGGGAGTAGAATCTCCTCCTCTCTCTCTTGGGCCTCCCGCAGGGCAGGGTTTGACGGGCTGGGCTAGTGGTGCCTTTTCATCGAGTAGTGGTATCAACAACTCATCAACCGGCTTGTTTAACAGAATGAGAGGTAGGATGAACGACAGACTAAACGACATAGGAAGCGGAGAGACTAGGGTGTTAGGGGGAGACAGAGCGAGCGTGACACCGCAAAACACTACTACACATACGCCCAACACTGTTGTAAATGTCTCAGGAGGAAACGCCGTAAATACCGCTGCTGGTTACACTTTCCCCGGCGTTGGCAACGTAGAGGATACCAACAGCCCATACTTCTCTAGTGCCTTCATGCAGACGCTTACCATCCCTGCTAACGTAACCTCTGATACGTTGGTAGTAGTAGCCAACGTCACACATATGGCCGCGAGCGGTAACGCTGTTATTACGGCAAAAATAACTAACGCCGGAACGGAATATACACAATCTACGTTGATAAATGCAGCCGTAGCAAATCAGCAAATAACGCTATTTAACGGAAGAGTCAGTGGTGCAGATGTTGCGGGTACAATCATAGATTTAGAGTTGAGTAGAGTTGCAGGAAGTGGGCAGGATAACTCATCATACAACTCTGTAAACATCACTAATGTTGGTCTAAAACAATCTCAGACATCTGTAGATACAAACTCCCCGACAAGTCAATTATCAGGAGTTTAGTACAGGTCGCGCAAGCCTAGGATTCTCTTGGCTTTCTCTCTACCTAGTCCCTCTATCTCCATGATGGATTTCTGCGTGGTTCTAACGGCTAATATCTTAGGTATGCTGCCGAACTTTTGTAATAAATCTTCTGCGTGTTTCGGTGTGATTCCCTCTAGAGAAGATAGCACTTTGATGCGTGGGTCTAACTTTGCCTTGACTAAATCTTTCTGTATATCTAGAGGTAGTTTTGACACACCAATTTTACTTTTAACGTTAATCTGATGATGGTTAGTCACAATCCAATTTACAAACTCGTCCATACTTGCAAGTTCCATATATCTGATATTAGGAAATCGCTGATAGAAATGCATCTTGAATTGCTGAATTGTCTTCTTCATACGCGCAGTCTCAACAGCCATGTGTCTTGCTGTGGGTCTACCTCCGGGCACATAGGGTTTTAGTTTGGTCCCGTAAACAACTAAGAACGGAGTTTCAAACTCTGCCTCTAAATCTTTTAGTTGGTCTACGATAGTTCTACTGCGACCTAGCCCCAAGACAGAGCGATACAAGTCGTTTATTTCCTTGGCCTCTATGCCCCAAGTACCCATGCGATAGTCTGATGACTTCATACGCAGGACTCTAGCCTGACCCTTGCTATCTAGTTTTGCATCACCCATTCTCATTAGGATTTTATCAATCACTTTCGGGTTTTCTCTATCATCTACTAGTAGCATAAAACTATCACACACTTTCCGTATTTAACTATATTGTTATTATTCTGCTAGAACGGGAGAGTCTCCTTCGGCCAACGGGGCATCGGCGGCCTCAGTTTCGTTTTTCTCAATCCAATCTATTTCAGAATCGGGAACGTCATCTTCGTAATATATTGCATCTACAGGACACTCAGACACACAGGCATTACAGTCTATGCAGTCATCGGGGTCTATTACTAAGTAAGTATCCATCTCCCTAAAAGCGTCAACAGGACAAACAGATACGCAGTCCTGATACTTGTGGTTTACACAAGCCGAGGTAACTACATATGTCATATGATACACCCATCATCGCCGCAACAAGATACTATTTTAGTTTTACAATTAAGACACGCGGAAGAACCGTGGACTTCTATAAACCCTTTAGTGCTTCCACACATAGGACATCTTACTTTTTTCTGTGCTATTGCCATTTACTTACCTCCCTTTTATTTTTGTGTGCGCCCAACACGGTCCTGCGTCAACAAGACAATAATCAGGCGCGTGTGCGTACCCCATGATACTCTCGACATGGTGCCGTGTGATGTGCGGATTGAAGTCTCTCCAACCCAAAGTTCCCATGAATGTAGTAATCTGTGCTGCTATCTGTCCCTTCTGCTGTGATGTAAGAGACTGCGGAGGTGCGAAGTTGCGTAGATTCTCAGCAAGATGTAGCGCCAAAGCGATTCTGACCTTATGCTTTGGATTCTCATGGTAAATAAGGCTCTGTAGGCAGGGCGGTATAGGCACTAGGTCTGCGGTGCCTATCTCTCCTTCAAACTTGTCACATATATGATATACTTCTTGTAGTGGATTGTCTGCCATCCATTGTATAAAATCAAACTCTGAATCAGGAGATGCGCCTCTGAACGGGTCTAGTATTTTGTACTCTTCTACAGGCTGCTTAGGGATTGCAAATGTGTGTGGGTCTTCGGCAAACAGTTTAGCAGGAATATTGACAGCCCATGACTTTCTTTTAGGATTAAAAGTATCAGGAATACGAGTGAGTTTTTGTGGGTGACCTACACCATCTAAGGTTTTTAGACCTTTGGCTCTCTCTTTTTGGTATCTTTCTATGTGTCTAGACACGCTCATACCAAACACCGGCTTGGTGAAGAATTGATGAACATGAAAACCCCTACCTGTAAACACTAGTCGAACATCCCCGTTAAGCCTATTTAGAAGCGTTCTAACGTCGTCTTTTACCTCACAGAGGGTACCCCCCTCCAACATGTCAAAGTCCCACCACGCACGGTCTATGATAGCAGAATCGGCATCCATCTTCCATGGCTTCACGGGGTCACGTCTTTCAAATGAGTAAAGGCTTGTGTAACAGGACGCCTTTCCGTTCAACTGAGATACATACTTGTTGAAATCCTGACGGCTATCGCAAACATTACGGCGAAGCCCTATCTCTCTTGGAAAACTCATTAACATATTATCACCTACTCGGTCTTGGGTAATACCACTACGTCAAAGAAAACAAATGGATAAGTTCTTGATGTTCGCTTCAACTTATAGT